GCTTTCAAGGATTCAATTTCAGCGGCACGAATACGTGCCAGCGCATTGGCTTTGCCAAGTAGGTCATGCAATCGGCGCAATTCATTATCGGCAGGCTCATCCTTCGCTTCTAGTGCGGCTTTAATGGTGGTGATGGTTTCATAGTAATCCTGAGTAAGCGTAAGACCACGAATGTTTGCATCCCTGATTTCTATCAACGCCTCTAATGCAAGGCGTAATGCTTCGTCTTTAGTCATTCTTTGCTCCTTACCAAGCTGGCCGCAGCGACCTTCTCACCGACTAGGTCTTCGGAAACTTCGACCCCAAGTTTTAAGACAGCGCTGGGGGACTTCAGCTCCCACACGCTCAAATCATTCTTGAATGCCTCCATGACCAGCTTCTCATCCTTCCAGAATTTGGTCTTGCGGCCAGCGCGTAGGGTCCAGTTTTCGATTGCTTGGCCATTGGTCAATTGCTTCTTGGCAGCCGTCTGCACATCCTCGGCCCATGCGGCCACCAGAGCTGCGTTGTCCAGCATCTCAGGGGTGACAGTGGTGTCGGGCTTGAAATCAAGCCTAGCGGTCTCTTGGACCTTCTGGCGCATGGATGGGCAGATGGTCTTGGCCTTGCAGTACCGGCAGGCGTCAACACTTGGGCTTGTTGGTGCATCGCTTGTGAGCGCCAGCTCGGCTGCGGCTTTTAGGCGCTGGCCATGCTCGATCAGGTCTTGGCCTGTGACTGTCCACTTGCTGTGGCCGACACGGGGCTGGAAGATATGCACTGTGGCCGTGATGCGCTCTGGCGCCTTGAATTGCCTCATGGCGCCAAGTGCATAGGTCAGCAGCTGCTTGTTGTTCTCAGCGTCTACAGCCACACGGCCAGTCTTGAGGTCCACGACATGGAGGTGGTCCCCATCGACCAGGACAGCGTCAGCCGTGCCGCCAAGCGCTGGGTGTAGGGACTTCAGACCCTCATCTAAGTTCACTTCGATGAGCTTCTTGCGCGGATTCTCGACCAGATTGTTGACAAAGTCTGCATAGCTTTGGGCCATGGCCACATGGTCCTTGTCGGTGTCGGCAGGGACTGCATGGCCAGACAGAATGATCTCAGAGAGTTCATGGATTGCTGTGCCGATGGCAGCAGCCTCACCGGCTGGCTCATAGGGCATGAGGGATTCAAGCCTATAGCTGCCTGGGCATTGCATGAATCGGTCGGTGCGGGATGCTGAGAGTCGGGCGTGTTTTCGTGTTTCATGTTGCATGGTTTCTCCTGGTTAAATGATTTGGTTGACGACATTGAGCTTCTTCAACACCTTGGCCAGCACATTGTGGTCAAGTGATGCCCTGATGGTCAGAATGTAGATGACGGGTGGAATGCCTGACTTGTTGATGTTCTCGACTCGGCTGCTTGCCTGCTCCAGTGCAGATGTGGACCAGGTGCATTCGACAAAGACAATGGTGTCGGCAGCCGAGAGGTCCACACCCTCGGACATGGCGGCAATGTTGCCAATGATGCATTGGGTCTTGCCAGACTGGAAAGCCTCGATGGCTTTGTCGCGCTTGGCCCGTGATGTGTCCCCCACCACAATGACCGGCTTGTGTTCTTTCAGCTCATCTTGCAGGGCGGCCACAACATCCTTGTGGTGGGCAAAGACCACCACCGGCTCATTGGCCTGCAAGAGGTCATCGATGAATTCACTGGCAGCCTTCACCTTGCGCATACCCGCCTCGCGCATGATCTCTGCCAAGCCCTCAAATGCCATCAAGGCGTTGGGATTGGCCACCAATGCATCGGCATCAAAGGCTTGCTCTCGCTTGTCATTGGCCAAGTCAAATGTGATCAAAGACACTTGCGGGTCTTTGTAGTCTTTAAAGATATTTTCTTTTTTGCGTCTGAGGACATGGGGGCGCATAAGTTCTTTCAGCTCTGGCAGATTGCTGGCGCCGCTGGTGTCTAAGCCCCATGGGGCCGACCACATCTTTGCGTATCGGGCCGCAAAGTCAAACCAGCCGCCTCGGTAGATGCCAAGGCCGTGCAGTATGGGCCACAGCTCAATGGGCCTGTTTGGGATGGGTGTGCCACTTAATGCATAGACATGGCCAATTTTTTTCATGGCCAGCATGGCGGCTTTGGTTCTGGCAGCCTTTGGATTCTTAATCCTGTGGCACTCATCCAAAACTAGGGCGTTATATCTGTCCACATGAGTTACACCATATTGCAACACATCGTAGTTGATGATGGTGATATCGGCTGAATTTGGCTGGCCTGCATCGCGTTTGCCGTTGATGACATAGACCGAGACATTGGGCGCGAGCTTGTTGAAAGCCGCCTCCCAGACTGTCTTGGCGATGGCTGGGCAGACGATGAGGGCTGGGAGGTTTTCTAGTGCAGCAGCTGCTGTGGGTAGCGTCTTACCAACACGGGGCTGGTCGGCCAGTATGGCCCTGCGCCTAGAGAGCAAGAAGAGCTTGGCCTCTTGCTGGTGCGGGAATAACTGCATGATCGTTTCCTTCGTTTAATTTGTTTGCATCATATCCGATTTGTGCTAAAGTGCAATTTCTGCAAACGCAGAAAACGATTAAATCGTCTAAACCCTGTAAACCTTAAAAGGATCAAAAATGTCTACAAGAGTCGTAACCGGTAAAGTTCGCTTCTCATACTTCAGCGCTTTGACAGCTCGTAAGAATGAAATGAACGGCAAAGAAGAGTTCTCAACCCAGGTGCTGGTCCCCAAATCAGACACCGAGACTGTGAACCAATTGAAAGCGGCAGCCAAGGCCGCATTGACCGCCAAGTTCGGGGACAAAATCCCGAAGACTGTGCGCAATCCCTTGCGTGATGGCGACACCGAGACCAAGTCTGATGGCTCACCACTGGGTGATGAGTACAAGGGTCACTACTTTTTCAACACCAAGTCAACGGCAAAGCCTGGCGCTGTGGACATGCATGGCCACGACATCATTGGATCGCAAGACATTGTCTCTGGCGACTATGGCCGTGTGAGCTTGAATGCTTATGCCTATGACCAGGCAGGCAACAAGGGTGTGTCGTATGGCTTGAACAACATCATGCTGCTGGCCAAGGGTGATTCACTTGGTGGGGCAAAGCCAAGTGCTGCCAGTGACTTTGGCGTGGTGGCCGGTAAGGCGCCAGCTGCCGAATCAGTCGACAGTGACTGGTGATCTCTCTTCGATCAGCTTATTGAGCGCAATGTTCAATTGATTGACTGATGTCCACAGAGGCTCCACAGTTCCAGACAGCCACCGGCTGACTTGGGACTGCTGGATGCCAGCGGCCTCGCACACCGCAGCCATGGTGATCTTGTGAGCCTTGGCCCTCGCCCTGATAGTGTGAATTGATTCCATGGCCGCATTCTAATTGCGGAATATGTATAAAAACAACAGATAAAAATAATTCTTTACACATATTTGTTTTCTGTCAAAATTCGTTACTCCTAAACACCTAAACGAAAGAAACCGATGAAACCCTCAACCGAAACCCTTCTTGATTATTTGACAGCTGTCGCCATTGGCGTTGGCTTGGCCTGCTTGCTGGTGGCGTGGTGGAGTTCTTGAACTATCTTGGCTGCCAGCCCAAAGAGCCTGATGCCAAGTGCATGAATTGCAAGCGGCATAAGGCTTCGGGTGTGGTGGTTAAGAATTCAAAAGACAAAGCCTGCATCTACATCCCAATTTCACTACAGAAAAAGCCATGACCAAAGACGAAATTTTTAAACTGATTGAAGACAATGGACTGTCACTGCATGGTGACATTGAGCACTTTGCAGCCCTTGTTGCTGATCACATTTACGCTCAATACCTGGAGCAGCCAACACCCAGCCAAGCTGGCGTGATCTCAATAACAGTTCCAGAGCCAGTTGCATACCTTTGCGAGAACGCAGCTGGGCATCGATATTTCCGGTGGAAAAAACCTTCAAGCATCTACAAACCAATTGCGCTTTACACAAAGGAGCAAGCATGATTGGTCAAAATGATCAACCAGCATTTCCCCAAGAGCGCACGCTGCCTTGTGGCTCGCCTGAAGAGTGCGAGGGTCTCAGTATTCGTGACTACTTTGCGGCCAAGGCCATGCAGGCTTACATGGCCAATGAAGTATGGCGACCTGAAGTTTTTAAATTGGCATCACAAAGTGCTTACCAGCTGGCTGACGCAATGATTAAAGAAAGACAAAAATGAAATACCCATCAACACCCCCATGCCCCAGAGACCTCTTTTCGTTCAAGTGCATCATTGAAGATGTCGAGCTGACATGCTTCTTGGATTATTCCCCAGCCGAGACAGGCTCGACCGATTCACTTGGCGCACCCTATGAGCCTGATTGGGAAGAGTCCATGACGCTCAATAACGCATACATCTTTGGCACTGATGTGGACATTGCCCACTTGCTCTTGCAATCTTTGGTGGACCACATTGAAGTGTCTGCGCTGGAGAAGTTCAATGACCGATAAACCCGCCAGCCACTACCATGTGCCGAATGAGCAGTTTATGAATTCACATCGGGAATTGCCACTGGCCCTTGAAGCCTGCCTTGACCTGGTCAAAGACTTACTCTCGCCAGAAGTCTTTGGCCACGCAATGCCTGATGAAGTTAAAAGCCGCGCATTCGTTGTCAAAACGATGCTGGAGCGCTTGAAAAAAAGAATCGAGGCCAGTGATGCCTAGAGGCAATAAACCCCGTGTAAGCCCTGCTATTGAGGCGGCCTTGCAGAAAAAAGGCAATCTATCTGACCTTGATCTGGCCAAGATGTGCTTTTGTGTGCGCAGAAGTGCAGCCAGAATCCTGTTTGACATGCACCGCCATGATCTGGTCCACATCTCTGGCTACACCAGAGTGAGCGCCAATGGCCAGTGGCGGCCACTGTGGTCATGGGGTGAGGGTGAAGATGCAATTGCGCCTGGTCCAGTGCCAGGCATCGAGCGTATTAGAAAACACCGCGAGAAAATGAGCGCCGATGACAAAGACTTTGGCTTGGCCAGACGCCGCCAGAAAAGACGGGTCGTCAAACGCGACCCTCTTGTGGCTGCGTTTTTTGGATTAGTTAATCAAAAGTAAATGGATTTATTTGTGGCTGATAACCAAATTCATGGATTGAATCTGCATTGGTCCACAAATCTTTCGCCTTAACTTTTTGACTCAAAATTTTGTAATTGTTATCAAGTACAGATTCGCCATGAATTTTTGCGTAGTCTTTACTTAAAGTCACCCAATCTCCAAGGTTGATTCCACTGATGCTTTCATCTTTTGGCACAGCACGATACATCGTTACTTCTGCGTTTGGATTTCCGCGAACCTTGTTTGCTAAAGAAAAAGCCTCTCTATCTGCTTGCGGATAACCAGTTCCATAATATTGAGTAGCTTTTGCTGAATAAACATCAGCCGGATACATTTGGCCACCGCCAGTCAAATCATGCAATGGAGCGCCAAAGTCTGGCCCTGGAGCTTTATGACTTCCTCGATACGAAAATAAATCTTTACCGACATTTTTTATACTGGTCCCAACAGGCAATCCTTTAGTCAATGGAGCCAATATTGGTGAAAGTTGAGCCATGACACCAAGACCATAAGCTGGTTTGGCCACATTCATAATCGATTGGTAATTGGGATTTAAAACACTGAATCCCATCTGGTCCGGTGCAGTCCCAAGTAAACCTTGCACAGCTGCATAGGTCTTGGGGTCTGGCAGTGTATTGACATCACGCCTTGCGGCCAATGCTCTTGCCTTTGCACCTTGGCGTTGAATGTTGGGGTTGCCAAAGAATGGCCCCAAATCCTCTTGATCAAGCAAGCCTGCCATGTTTATTCCTGTACGCCAATTGCCGTGCCAAATCCAAGCTCTTCAGCCTTCTTGCGCAGTGACTTCGCCAATGGCTCGACCTTCATTATGTTGGCCTTGCTCATCATTGTTGCTGCCAAATTGGGGTCAAGCATAGCCTCAACAAGCAGCTGCTGAATCTGCTGGTCAGGCAGCCGATACAAAAAGTCCAAGGGTCTGGTCATGGTGCGCAGTGTTGTGTTGTCAGCCATTGACTCGCTGAACACTCGGCCAATCAAATTGCCCATGCTCATGTTCTGGAATGTGTTGGAGCCAGGGGCCTTCACGCCTGGTGCAGTTGCAGCCTGCCCACGGTTGATCTCATTGATGATGTTGTCCAGTCTGCGCTGCGCAGCCGGCGACAGCTCTGTGCCAATCTCTTCAGCCTTCTGGGCCACTTGTCTGCGCAAGGCAGCCGCGGCCAAGACTGGCTCATTAGTCATCAAGTTGGGCTGACCAGTTGTGACTTTGGACTCAATGCCTTGCATCAAGCGCATCTGGTCAATGGCGCTCGATGACTTCTCAAATTGGCGCATGTAGTTCTTAAAGCCTGGTGCGCCAGATTCGATCACATTGTCGATGACTGGCAGCAGATCGGCCAATTGCCCCTTGGCTAGACGCAAGTTGGATAAATCACCAGACAATTTGCCAGCCATGGCGTCTGTGATGTCTTTTCGGACACTGTATAAAGCCATGGGATCAATCGTGCCAGTCTCTTTGTCCACGCGCTTGGCCAAGAGCTTGCTCACATACTGCATCGCCTCATCCACTGTCTGGCGCTGCGTAGCTGGATTGGACATGATGCCTGAGATGGCATCAGCAATTGGCAAGACGCTGACGGGTTGCTTATCGGCAAATGCCGATGTGCGCAATGGGCCTGTAATGCTTGCGCGTTTAGCTTCAGCATAGGGAATGGAGCCTGGTGTGGTCGCATCACCAGCACGGCCACCGAGCCTTCTGAATGATTCAAGCAAAGCCTGCTGGTTTGCAGACAGCACACTTGGGAATGCACCAGACTGATCCAATCCTCTGATTGCAGTCTCAGCCGCAGCCAGACCAGGATCACGCGCACCAGCAGCTGTGGTCACTCGCACGCCTGGGACAAGCGGCTGGGTCTGCTGCAAGTTCTGCATGGCACGCTCTGGGTCTGTGGCCAATCGATTCAAGACATTGCCCACAATGACCTCACGGCCTGTTTGTGTGAATGGTTTGACCATTGCGCCTGGAGCTTCCAAGATTCTTTGTGTGGGCGTGAGCTTTGGACCACCAGGGGCAACCATGCCAGCCAACATCGCACCGCCAACTTGAAGAGCTGGGGGCGCATTGCCTTCACGCAACATGCCGCCAGCGCCAGCTGCTGTCAATGCAGCTGATGACTGAGCTTGGGGACTTTGTGCAAAGAATTGGGCCAAGTCTCTGGCCATGCCTGGCAGCCTTGGCGCGGCTTCAGCAGCCGCACGGGTGACACCGCCAACACCATAACCAGCTGTGGCCACATCTTGAATGACGCGCTCTTGGGGTGTTCTAGTCTGTGGAAAGCCAACAGCAGACAATGTCTTTTCAACGGCTTGGGTTTGTGTTGGAATGTTTGTTCCAGCTGCCAAGTTGAAAAGGTTGACCATGGGGTCAACTACCATGGGCAGCATACCGCCAGCTGTCAATACAGTCTGAGCCATGGGGCGCGTGGCCAGACCGATCTGTCGGCCTAGCGTGTCTGGCGCCTGAGTTGATGCAATCTTTTTTAATTCAGCTGGTGGCGTTGAATTGATGAAAGCAGCAATCTGCTCATCGGTTGCGGTGGTCGGGAATTCAATTGTCCCAATACCTTCGACATTGATTTTTTTCATATTGCCTCACTCAAATTCAAATCGGCCATTGCGCCAAACCATTCTTCTTTCGGCAGTTGGTGCAGCTGGTGCAGCCTGTGCAGGCGCCATTCCAGCTGTAGACGCGCCTGGTACTTTGCGCTTGTAAGTTGAAGAGAGATTCTCTTCAGCTCGCGCAGCCATATCCTCAAGCACCTTGATCTGCTCTTTCATCGCATTGCGTGAAGTAAACATACCGGAGAATGACGCAGGGTTTGTCAGCTGCTCACTGATGATGCCCATATCTGGACCAGTCAATGCGATGAAAGAGCAGAT